AATAATGATAGTTCCGTTCTTTTCTGGCCACCCAATCGTTGAGTCAACTGTTATTATGTTCTCAGTAGTTGTTAATGGTTCTGCGAGAACTGTTTTATAAGGAATCTTGAATGTTCCTGTTAAAGTTTCTTCTGATATTGCTAATTCATAGATTACATCGGTACCTTCTATAATTGAAATAACGTTTTCAATCAATACGTTAGCATCTCCTATATTTGGATCAACATCATCAGCAAATTGGTTAAGTTGAGAGTTAGGTAAGTTTGCAGGGTCACCAGATATCAACTCTGCTCTTAAAATAGTGTCAACTATCCATGAAGCAGCAGATGGTGTAACTAATTCTTCTCTTGGGTAGTAAACATCAACCTGTTCACCAAATAATATCTTGAATAGGTATTGTGCAGCGGTTTTCGTACCCTTAGAGATATAGAAGTCTTTAATAGTCTTAATAACCTGTATCGGATTGACCTGTGAGTAGTCAATGTCAATAGTAGGCATATACTGACGTCTGAACTTGTCAAATACCTGTTTAATGATCTGAGAGTCTAGGTTATGTACAACAGCACCAGAAGTATGGTTGCTTTGTGCTAGTTGTGACTCCTTTGCATATATTTGGTTAGAATAGTTATCAAACTGTACTATATCAGATACACCACGAGCACAATTAAGGAATGCAGAGGGTTCGTAGTAAGAACCAGCACTCAAAATCTTACAACCAGTAATTTCACCAAACCCAACGTCACAGGACGATGCAGCGGATAAAGGTTCGGCTATGTACACTTTGGGGGGCGTTTCTGTTGAGTACCCTGTACCAAAACTGATGATATTGATATCAGTGATCTCTCCGTTGAATATAGTCGCTGCTGCCAATGCTCCTGTACCACCGATTGATTCTCCTAGTGGTCCTTTGCGATCATCTACAATATAAACAGAAGGTGCGTCTGTATATCCAGCACCACCAGTCAATAGGTTAATATTAGTAACACTACCATTAGCAACAGTTACATCTAAAACTTGTGCACCAACTGGTTGTATAATTCTTGCTCTTGGTGGAGTTAGATATCCTCTACCTCTGTTAACGACAGTAACAGCAACAACTTGACCATCAGGTGATACAGTACATGTTGCTTCTGCATCAATACCATCACTAGGAGCAGGATCAATGTAAATTGTTGGAGGGTTACTATATCCTAAACCCTGTGTAGTAACTGTAATCGAATCAATATTTAAACGACCTTCACCATCAATGGTAGGGTCACTTATTGAGGCACCACCTGGATTTTGAAATGTAATTGCTGGAATAAAGTCATAACCTGATCCAGAGTCAGTAATTGCAATACTAGAAACTTGACCAGTAGTATCATCAACTGTAATAGCAGCAGTTGCCCTTGAACCGTTGACTAGATCACTTGGGGGTGTGATATTAACTAATGGTGGGTTATATGATGTATATCCTTGTCCACCGCTTATGAGTTGGACGTTTTTGATTCCCGAGACAAGTGATCTTGCAGCTGAGTTGCCACCGACACCAGTCGAAGAGTAAATAGAAACTTTTGGAGCAAAGTTAAGTTCATATCCTGATCCTCCGTTTTTAATTATGATTGCTTCAATCTCACCATTGACTCCTATCCTCGTAACCGCCTCAGCACCCTGTCCAACGGACGGAGAGACGTATTCGATAGACCTTATATGGTAAACATCCTGTGAAGTGATATTTACAAAGAATTTGATCCTTGTATTATTGTCAGTTAGTACATAATCAATATATGGTCTTTGTAGAGTACCATTACGATTAATAATTAGACCAATCTCGGAAATAGGTGAGTATGGTTGATTATTGTAAGAGATCGGCATTGACTCTGTACCAGAAAGAGTCGCAACATCAGGATATACTAATTTCTTGATTACTGAATCAGCAAAACCGATGTAATACAGAATTTGTGTAAATTCTACTTGGTCAGTACCAGTTTTTGCTCTTGGTGGTGTTGTAAAGACAATCTGAGAACCAGTAACTGTATAATCAACAGTTGGTTGCATCATTGTCCCATAAACAGTGACAACAAGGTGATCTGCTGAGACAGGTGAGACTGGGGTGCCTAAGAATTTAAGATCGAAGGTAGTTTTGACTCCATCGAACAAACTTATAGGACTTTCTAGGTTTTGACGCTTCTTATTAAATTCTTCTAGTGAAATTCCTGGTGTTAAGATGGCATCAGGACCACGAACTGTTTCTTGGTAGTATATTACTTCATTATCAACCATTACCGAACCATCTTTCGGTAAGAATCCATCTATCGCTTCTACTTCAATCTTATCTACACTTGTATCAACATCTTTGATCAAAATTGTGCTAGATGTTAAGATCTTAGGATCATAAGCATCAAGATCAAGATATTCAAGTAAATTGTTTAGTATATTATATGCACGACCAGTCTTCTCTTGGGACTTGTAGTATTCAAAGAGAAAGTTAACGAGTTGTTGATCTTCATCCCTGATAAACTCTGGGAGTTGATTACTAACTCTGTCCGAAATGTTTATTTTGTCAGCAAACATCTAATTTAGAAACAGGAGTCGACTTCTGGATAGGTAAACGCATCTATCGGGTAATTAATAGTATTTATGGTGCTACCACCATAGTTCCAACCACCAAAGTTGTAAGGATCAAACCCACTTACGTTTGTTGGGTTAGTAATATAATCAACAGGGAAAACTTTCGGATCAAATAGCGTAGGATCGACACCTGGTGGAATTGTTAAACCGTCACCATCAGGTAATACTACAATAGGAACACGAGTTGTGCTGTCGGGTGTGTCTGCAATATTTAGCGGTCCAGCGCAAACTTTTCCTGTGTTGTAATCTACTGTACCAACAGAAGAAGAAAGGATGACCTCTTTTTCATTACGATTAGTAACCATTAATAGATTACCTTTACCATCATCACGAAGATTTACTGGTACTAATGTACTTGATTGTACTAAGGTGCCATTAAATACCGCTGATTCAAGACCACTTGACTGTTGAGTCGTAGTAAGGGATCCCGCTGCTTCACCAGCAGCAATTAAGTCTGCTACTTCTTCTGTATAACCAGTTGCATAGAATGAACCAGACTTAACAGATGAGAACTTAGGATCACAACCAACACCATCTCCACCACCCAGCGATTGTGGGTCTGTCAAGACATTACCGAAGTCAAGACACTGTGTAAATACATTACCAAATGTAAACTGGTCTAAATTCTGACCGATAGACATTTGAGTTGTTGTACCAGCGATAGCATTATCAGCAGAGTCAATCATACTATTGAACTTAGACATTTCAAGACGACCACTAAATCTGTCATCTCTATTCTGTGAGTTAAACTTGTCAACAGACTTCAAAATAGCAGATGCTAGTTCGTTAGCAGATCTTGTTGTACTGTTACCATCAAATGATGGATAGATCTTAGGAGACAAGTAAAAGATTCTAGGATCAACAACCACTGGTTGTATTGATGCCATAGAATATGCAAGTAACTGATTCTGTATTCTCTTCTTCGTTGTTGTGTTTAGGTTTACACCAGACTTTGATCTAACCGCTATAAAGACTTTACCGTATTCTGGGGGTGATAGTTTCTCTCCACCATAAGCAGTCACCGCTGCTGCTTGGGGATAGATGTCTTGAACAATGTGAGCATAGTCATTTTCTGTAACTGCTCTGTTCTGCGTCGAGAATGCCCTAGGAGCACGGAATTTAACTGACAGGGCAGATTCTCTCTCTTCGCCACTTTGACTGCTGTCAATCGTTGCTAGGGACATCTGAGAAGGTAATACAGAACGTCCTGTGATATCAACTGCTCTACCTATGAAAGAAAACTTGTTAGCACCGTTTGCTTTGGGTCCATCAGTTGTAATGTACTCTAAAACAATAAACTCATTATCAATTAACTTACGTCCTAAAACTCCATCACCAAATATTACTTTGTATCTAAGATCTTCTGTCTCTTCTAAGAAATAAACACGAGAAGTTGCAGTCAATGCTGTTACATTAGATGATAAAGAGTATTCATCAATTTCAGCAGACTGTTCATTTGGTTTTACTGACACTGTAAGCAACTCTGTATCAACTCCCTCAGAAGGAACGACATAGTTTGCCTTAGCAGTGTCATCAACTGTATAGTTGTAAGTAACAAAGTTACCTTGATAGATTATAAGTTGAGAGAATGTTGCTAGTCCAGTAGTTTGATCAACTGTTGCCTGTGTATCTCTTGTAAGAGCATATGTAAATGTCTCACCATTGATTTCAGATATAAAGACATCACCCTTCTGTATAGTAATAGTATCAGGGTAACTCTGAGCACCAGGTAATACTGCTGCCTGTGCAGTAATACGAACACATGCTTTCGCTGCCTTTATTGATCTAGGTGTATAGTTTATCTGCTTTGCAATTCTTACAACGTTATCTCTTACTGTTGCTGATTCTAAGAATGCTTCATTCATCGACATGTTGGCGGTGAATGCACTGTAATAGGTATTGTACGCTAATGTGTCTATTAGGTACGATGCACTAGATCCTTCAAAGTCGTAATCACTAAACTCAGGTCTTGTTCTGAGGTATGACTTGATTGACTCTTTTATCTCGAAGAAATCTAATGATGTTAGATTCGATGGGGTTGCAGGCATTTTATGTTCTCTCTAAGAGGAATTCCACAACTTGTGTTTGTGGTTGTCCAACGATGGCATATTCAATACCAACGTCTATACTGTTTTCATCATCTGAGAGTTTCACATCAACGCCAACTAACTCTACTCTTGGTTCTAATCGTTCTACTGTGTTTGATATTTCATCTTTTAGATCCTCTGATGTAAAAACATCAAAGGGTTCAAACAATAGTCCTCTTACTCTTGAACCAATATTAGGTTGGAATGGTCTTTCACCAAAACTTGTTAATACAAGGTTACGAACAGACTGCTTTATAGCATTCTCGTTAGTCACTGCGGAGAAATCATTAGTATTAGGATTTGCTTCAAAAGAAATCGCTAAATCTTTGAATCCACGAGATAAGAACTTTTCTGATCGGAACCTGTATGTCGACATTATGACTTATTTAGTCGTTACAGTTTTATTTATAGCAGTTTTACGATCCTTGTCCTCTATACTTCTTTTTTGCCTTATTTCTGGAAGTTGCAGCGTATTTTGTGTTTTGTGAACGACCTTGCTTTGTCTTTTTAGGAACCGTCTCAGTTACGACCTGAGATCCGAAATTTCCTGTCTTTGTTCTGACTGGCATATGTTAAAAATAGAATATACTAAGATGATAGCACATTAGGTGACCCATATGCAACCACACTGTTACATGGATAACTATATGCCAACGTACCTACCCCCAGAGGGTCTAGAACACGTCCGATTGGTAACTTGGTTACATATACAGTCAACGAGGTTGCAAATAAGATTCTCATATGCCCTACACCACCCATATCTTCGGTGGTAAGTATGCTACAAGGGATTGGAGTTGGAACTGGGCATAATGATTTACCACATGGGCACATATAGATGATAATATTAGTACATGGAGAGATATGAGGTATGAATCTATCACCAAAGGTCATTGTAGGTAACCCATTGGTCAATACCATTGCTTTCATAGGACTCAGAGGACCCAAAGGCACTAATGGAGTAGGTGGCCACCAACATGTCCATTCCTTTATCTTAATAGTGTAAGGAATAGGTGGTGAACCACAAGACTGCACAGAATGAACCGTACTTGGGATGCATATACCATGTCCCGAGCAAGGTAAACCTGTTATAGGTGCTACTGGTAGTAAAATTCCTGCTGGCATTATTGATTAAGGTCCGTTATAGGGTTAGTCGAGAAATCAGAGACTGGATTGTTTGAAATTTCTTCTTCATAGTCAAAATCAGGATCATAGTTCTCTCTCCATGAGTCATTACTAAATTCTAAGTCATCAATATCCTTTGCTTGTGCTTTTAGCAGTTCAGCATCACCTGGGTCATGAGAAGATTTGTGAACTCGACGTCTTTTTAGTGGAGGTTGTGGATTTAAGAGGTCAGCAGAGTTACCAAACGCTTCACCTTCGCATTCAGTAAAGAATGGGTTGCCCATATTCTGTGTTGCTTGCCCAAATGCGATATTAGAGCCCGTGTTCCAGTTCTTTACGTTCATGGTTCCTGTATATGGTCCCATACGCATGCCAAGTTGCGTAAACATACGCGGATCAACAGCAACAGAGATGTCATTAACGTATTCAAGACCGCAAGCGTTGTTATTATTGAATCCACCTGTTCCATATGACGCACTTATGCTTCCCGAACATGGACTAGACCCGCAAGTGTACCCATTATACAGTCCACTGCTTGTCCAGTACCCTCCTCCTGCGGTTCTGCCCTGCGAACCACCATTATTGTAGTACGCAGAGTAGACATCAAGCACTCCGTTAGCATTATTACCGTGTCTAAGGTATGTATCCCAACATTCACTAGGTGGAACTCCCCCTGAGAGTGGAGAAACCGATATTACATTGAATGTTTGAGAGAAGTTATTGCCAGTTCCGCTTACACTCTTACTAGAATGTGAGAAATTGTTCCCTAACCAGAGTGCTAGTTGCTGTGTTTCGGAAAAACCACCCGCATCCCAACTAAAAGTGTTCTCATCTAGTCCCACTGGAACAAAAACTACGTCATCTGATCCGCTAGGTGCCCAATAACACCTTCCTTCAATGTTCTGACGAGTGCATCTCCACATTTTCTTCTTATTATTACCATCAAGGACAGGTCTAGTGGGTTGTACCTTCGGTCTTGCCAACTTTTGCATGAATTCCATGAATGCTTCACCCTGTGCACCTATTGTTTTACCCTCAACAGACAAAGAAACCTTAAATGATGCGTTGTCACCTTCTGCTGCACAGTACTTATAGATCATCCAACCAAAATTACGTCCAGTATCGGGGTCAACATAGGGACAAGGGAGGTCTTGGAGTCGTGTAACGGTCTTAAACTTGGGTTGAGCAATAGAAATACACTCATCACCTCCGTTCCACCCGTACAAATCGCTTAGAGAGGTCGTAGAATCGTCTGTGGCGATCGCTCCCCTCTTCATTTCTGGGTATTGGTTCTCCATCACACTCTTAAAACTACTATTGACCTCTACAATGCCTTGTACAGTCTCTACTGGGAACAATGCTTTACCTACAACTGATGGTATTTCAATGTTTACACACCCTGCTGGTAAGTTGTTGCATAGTTTAGTCTTCTCAACGTCGTCAGGACTGGTCATTTTGATGTAACCAGTTGGATACTCAGCAACAAACCCTTCCATCATGCTTTCAAATGACCCCATGACTCCATCATCCATGATAGAAAGTTGATTTTCCTTCGCTCCACTCTTTGTACGCACCTCTCCTTTGATACCAGTCACCTCTTGTGACCCCTGTGAGGGTTCTACACCAGTTCCACGCATCCTTTCAGTAAGGTCTTCGGTCTTTTCATTAGCATCTATGGTGTTCTTGAACTCCTTTTGCTGTTGTTTTGTGTTAGGTCCTCTAAATTTGTATGTCTCATCCTCTGTTTGCTGCACCCAAACCCTTGGTTTGCGGTTTGGATCAGTGTCATAACCGAATCCACGGTCCCTAATCACGATTTCATCTATTGCTCCGTCATCAGTAAGGGACAAAATCTCTACTTTTGCCTGTCTGAACTTACCTCTTCTCCTATGCTCCGCACTAATTGTTCTTACTTTCGCCCTATCGTTCATAGATACGGTCTGTTCATCCACATCTGGTTCATCATCTGGACCAACATACTGGGTTTCGCTCCTTTGATCATAGGGAACCTTCGCTTCACGCTCAGTTGCATCTGATTCTATGCTTCTTTCCGAGTCTCTTTGGTTCTCTGTGATGCTATTGAAGGTAAAATTGTGCTTAGTTCCGTCAGGATTGTCTAATGTAGAGGTAGGAGAACGCAAAGGTGCACCTTCCCAACCATCTAATTGTCTCATATTCTCTTTTACGTTGTCCATTGCACCACCTTCGGTAAGTTGTGCGGGTTCTTCTATGACAATTTTAGGACTTATGTACCCTCTTCCTCCATTGAGTATCTTAATTGACTGTATTTCTCCGTTCTTATTAACCTCACACTCCACATCTGCTTGATCAAGAGACTGTTTATTGACTAATGCGGTCTTATCTATCTCAACTCGGTAGTAAGATATACGTTTTGGGAACTCATACACACCAAAGAACCCTGCTTTATCCTGTATACCGTACCCACAAATGACATTTGCCTCCTTTCCGTTCTCACCATTCGCAGTAATTGTCTGATTGTAGGTAAATTTCTTACCATTACCTTTCAATTCAAGGTATCCTGCTCTTAGTTTGTTACCAAAATATGCAACTTCACTAATTTCCCACCCATTTACGGTGTCACCTACACTAAATGAGTCACCAAAGCGACTTGTGTAACGGAAAAGTATACGTTTTGTGTCTGTGTCAACAGTTTTGAACGACTCATTGACACCAGATCCACCAGGTGCACCTGTAATTGACATCTTAGAGCGTGTAGTTTTCCAAGAATCCTCTCTAATCTCATAAAAATGAGAGTAGTAGTCGTAAGTAAGGAGGTCTTCGTTACAAATACAGTTATCACCGACCTCTTGGTTAGGGCAACAGTTACGATTTGACGTCGCATACTGAATTCCGAAGATAGGACCCTTCCATGGATAGGAAGTATCGTACACATAATAGGTAAATTGTGAATCGAATAGAGTATGGAACTCCAAATATCTCGGAACTGCTGCTTTGACTGCTCCACTTTTACCATAGACCCACTCAAAGAACGCATCTGTGTTTAAATTTGGGCAGAGTGTTGGATCTCCCCAACCAAAATTAGGGAATGCTGAGGTTGATGGTGTTCCTTTCCAACGATTATTACGTCTTTGAGTCGGAGTTGGGTTAAGTGGACCAGCATTTGCATCATATTGATACTCATAATTCTTCTGAGTATAGATTCCAGCACCAGTTGCGTCCCAATTATACCATCCTGCTCTTGTTCCATAGGATACTGGACTACCATAACCAGTCGGTCCTATAATTCCTGTGTCTCTATATTGCTTTCTGTTACCTTGACCTAGATCTTCTACAAAGACATACCCCACAATACCCACATATGAATACTCTTGTTCGCGAGGGTCTCTTGGATTGGGTACTCCTGATACATTTGTTTGTAGATTTACTTCTTGTGTAGGGTCTGCTGTATAGAAGTGATCTCTCTTCTTATTATTGACATCTCTGTAATACTCATAGAGTGGCACTGCTGTCTCACCAGTGTCAGCATA